TTATCGGTCGGCGACCAGTTCGGCAACGCGCTCGGCGATGCGCTCCACGTCCCAGTCTGACAGCCTGAAGTCAAGCTCCTCTGGCACGTCCTCGATCGCCATGGACTCCTTGGGGATGGCGCATATCGCCTTGAGCATGGCCGTGCATCGCGCCCAGCGGTCGATGGTGCGATTGTAGATCTCGCCCGCGATGCTCTTGGGGTCGGTCGTGTCCTCGGCGCCGATACCGCACATGGCCTTCAGCATGGAGGTCATGCGATAGCAGCGGTCGTGGGTCTCGCGGCCCTTCTCGATGGTCCAAACGCGCTGAGCGATCTTCTCGATATCCTCGTCCTTCACTTCTTCCTCCTCGTCTGCCGCTCCAGCGGCCATCATGTCGTAGTAGCGCTGCGCGCGAGCGATGTAGGCATCGCGTTGGGAGAGCGCCAGCTCGCCCGGGCAGGCTGTCGCCATATACATCGAATGCGGCCGCACGTTGCCGCCCCACATAGGTCGGCCCAAGCCGTAGGCAATGCACAGGGCCGCCACGAGGTGCGCGCCCGAGTCCAGGCACGCCTCGCTCACCGTCCATGGGTCTGAGCCGTTGTTGGCGTGCTCGATGTTGACCGAGCGGCAGTTGGCGTCGAAGTCCCCGAGCGCCCAGGCCGTATCGCGATCGTGGACGAGCTGGCCAATCACTCCGTCTCGCTGCACCAGGTAGTGAGCCGACGCGGGACGGGTCTGCCAGACGTTGTAGCAGCCGCGCACGGTCAGGCCGACCGCAGCCGTGTGGTGGATGCCCACGAACTCGATTCGTCTCCCGCGGCGACCGGACGTGAAGTGCTTGGGGATATATAACTCGACGTCGGCCTTTAGATTTTTGTAGTCCATCGTCTAGGCCTTCCGATGGTTGGCGTTCGGCGCGACCTCGGAGCGCCCGAGGGCGGCGGCACTGTCGGATGTGCCACTGGTCGTGGGGTCGGTGACGCACGCCCATACGGACGTGAGCATGGCCACGACCACCACGGGGTTGCCGAGCGCCGCCATGATGGTGGAGCCCAGCACCTCCCACGTGGTCATGTCCTCCCATGTGGCGCCCATGCCGACGATCAGCGGCATGATGATGGAGCAGGTCAACTGCGCCCAGAAGATGGGATTTTTGAATCGAACACGCCAATTGATGTTCATCGTTACCTCCTTAGAATCCGATTCGCGACAGGGCCGCGGTCAAAACGGCGGTGATGATCACGCCGACGACCACCCACGTAGCCTTGTCCCATTTCTCCGCGGGTTTCGCCGCCATCAGGTCGAGCTTCCCGTCGATGCGGTCGACCTTGCTCTCCACGCTCGCCATCTGCTTGTCGCGGAACGCATCGCGCTCCTGCGTGCGGACCTGCTGCTCGGTGAGCGCGTCGATTTCCTTGCCATGCGTCGTGATGCGCTCCTCGGCAGAGGTCATGCGGCCTTCGAGGAGCTTGATACGGGTCTCCGGTGCCTGGGTCTCCACGCGCATCACATCCCCGGGACCCATGTGAGCTGGCCGAAGCGAACCTTGTTGGTGCCGCCGCCTCCCAGCTGGCCCACCGAGATCGTTCCGTCGGTCTTGACCCGCACGAACCCGGCGCCTCCGTCTCCGTCTTGCGTGCAGCAGGCGGCGAGGCACTCGGTGGCGGGCCGCAGCTCGGCGGGCACGTTATACTTGCAATCGAGAGTGTCCCAGGGCCCCGAATCGGTGATAATATTCCGCACGTAAACCGTGCAGGCGCCACCGTGCCTAATAACTCTCCAATAGTCGTTCTCGTACAGCTTCTTGCATCCAAGGGACTGCAGGCTCGGCACGATCGGAGCCATTCGCACGGGATTGCCTACCGACAGGCCATCCAGCGGGATGCGCCACAGCGCCATCCCGTCCGCGCCGACGGCGGGATCGGAGGGCGCGGACGCATGCGGAGCTCCTTTGATGACCTCCAAGGCCACGGACTCCACTCCACTCGGGTCCTTCTTATATCGGGCAACCACCAGGTCGTGGCGCTTCAATCCCTGCGACCCGCTCTGGACCGTCAGGCTCTCGGTGCCCTTCGCCCAGAAGCGCAGCCCCTTCACCATGCCTGCACCCGTGGCTATGGTCGCTCGGTTGCTCGTGCTCATCGTGCACTGGAAATTCTGCCCCCAGTCGAAGATGCAGCCTTCCAAGCCGACCACGCCGACGTTAAGGGCTGCCAGGTCTTCGGACGAGATATGTGCCCGCCCGGCATGGCCGTCAACCAATTCGATCGCCATTCACGACCCCTTTCTTACATTCCAGGCACCCATATGACCTGCCCGAAGCGCGGCTCGGCGGTCCCCGCGTTGCCGAGCTGCCCCATCGAGATCTTGCCGTCGGGCTTGACCCGGATGAAGCCCGCGCCGCTGTCTCCGCTCTGCGTGGCGCATGCGGCGATGACCTCGACGGCGGGCCGCAGCTCAGCGGGCACGGTGTACCTGCACTCGATGGCGTCCCAGCTCCCCGAGCCCGTCTTGATGTTGCGCGCCGTGCACGACAGCGTGCCGCCGTGGTCGATGACGCGCCAGAAGCCGTTGTCGTAGAGCATCTTCGGCTGCTGCGCGGAACCGCCGCCGCCCGTGGTGGCGATGGTCACATTCCTGCTGCCGTCGAAGCTCGCGCTGCCGCTCACCGCGCCCGTCAACGTGATGGTGCGGGCTGTCGAGAGCTTCAGAGCCGAGGTGGCGGCCCCGCCCGCGCTCGACGCCCCCGCGTAGGGGTGCGTGTGGGGCTGGGGCGGGAACGTAGACGGCTTGCCCGCCACGTCGGCCCATGGGTGCGAGTGCCCGATGTCAGCCTTTCCCGCCGCAGCAGCCTTCACCTGGGCCGCGAGCTCGCGACCCGACTCCTCCGACATCGCCCGCCGCGCCGCAGCCATGCTAGAACCAGCCCTTGACGTCTGCGGCGGTCACGAAGTCGATGTTGCTCTGGATGATGTCGAAGTCGCTGTCCTTCGAGGTCGAGCCCTTCGCCGTGTTGGCGAACACCATGTCGCCCGCCTCGCACGCCTGCCCCGCGTAGGCGCCGGGCGTCTTCACGACCCAGTACCAGCCGGGCTTGTAGGCCGTGGCGATGATGGCGGCGTAGCTCTCCGCGCCGCCCTGGTAGGCGGTCGCGCCCGTCACCGCCTCGCGCACGGCGGTCTGGACGAAGGCCGTGGTCGCGATCTTGGTGGAGTTGTCGGCCGCGGACGGCGTGGGGGCCGTCGGCGTTCCCGACAGCGCGGGGCTGGCGAGCGGGGCCTTCAGGGAGAGGTAGTCGCTCACGCTCTTGAGCTTCTCGTGGACGCCGCCCGACGACACCGCGTTCTGGGACCGAGGCTCGGGCCAGTCGTCGACGATGACGCACGTGGCGCCGTCCTCGATGCCGTCGAGCTTCTTCTTGTCCTCGGCGCTCATCGTGCCCGGGGCCGTCTGGCTCGCGGGCGGATAGAGCGTGTCCTTGTAGTAGACCACGCCGTCCACGATGGGGCTGGGGGTGTAGCCCGCCGCGCTCGCCACGTCCGACGTTGTCTTGACGCCGCCGAGAGACTTGCCCGCCACAGGCAGGACGTACTTGTTCGCACCCGTCTGCACGCCGTCCAGCTTCGCCTTGTCGGCGGCGCTCATCGCGCCGGGCGCCGAGCCGCTCGCTGTCGGGATGGTAGCGCTCGACAGCACCGCCGGGGACGACTGCGCGTTCTTGAGCTGGATCTGCAGGCCGCTCAACGCGATGGAGCCCGCGAACTTGGACTTAGATGTGTTTACGAGCTCGCGGCCCGCTTCCTCGGACATGGCCTTTCCCGCCATAGCGTCCTCCTTATGTTGTGGTTTTCTATCTCACCCGGCGTCACGCGAACCAGCCGTTCGCCTCGTCCGCGCCCACCAGATCTATGCCGACGGCGACCTCGCGCCCGCTGCGCGTCGCTGTCACGGGCAACCTCGCCCGCACCTCGGCCACCGACGCACCCACGGCCGCCATCGCCCCCGATGCCGTTCGCACCGCCTCGGCGGCCTTGGACTCAACGGCAGCCAGGTCCTCGCCCGCGACCTCGGCGCTGAAGGTGTAGCCCTCCAACTTCAAGCCGCGGCCGGCGTCGTACGAGTGCCCGCCGCCGGATGATTCCGCGCTGCCCGCGAGCGATCGGCTAGCCTTCTCTGCGCCCACCTCGTAATCGACGGTGAGCTGCCCGTCCTTCACGGCCGCGATCTTCTTGACGATGCGCGCCGACACGGCGATGCCCGTGGAGTTGTCCCGGCCGGTAACCGTGTCTCCCACGTCCATCTCGAAGCCGTCGCGCACCTCGACCGACACGCCGCCCTGGCCCTGCAGCTCCTCGAGCTTCTTGCGCGTCTCGACCCGCAGCTCCTCGGCGGCCGCGTTGCTGTAGTCGTAGACCGCCGACCTCTCGTCCAGGCCGAAAAGGCTCTGCGCCTGAGACACCCGTCCCTGTGCATCGGCGTACCAATGGCACACCGCCCGCTCCGCGCCCTGTCCGCTGCCCAGCCCGATGAGGTGGTTGACGGGCGAGTGCTCGCGAACCACTTCGAAATCGATGAGATCGGAGTCGACCTCGTCCCGATGCTCGCTGCATCGTTCCGCCCACACCGCGACACGCGAGCCGTCGAAGGCCGCCTTGAGCTTGGCGCCGGAGCTCATAAGCATCTTTCGAACGCCGTGGTAGCCGCTCGTGTAGCGATCGAACGCGTACGACACCTCGATGCCGCTCGGGGCCGCCCTGGCGGCGAACAACGCCCCGAGCCCAAGGCGGGAGACGAGCGACGCGAGGACCGCGTTGGCATCCCCCGATACGGCGAGATGGCTCTGACCGGGGTCCGGCTCGATCACCTTGCTGTCGAGGATGCCGTGCCACGTGCGGCCGCTATAGGTCGCCGTGCTCGCGCGGCCCTCGACCTTCAGGGTGCAGCGGTCGATCACGCCGCCGTATTCCGTGCCGTCGATGAGCACGTAGCCGCGCGGTACCGGTTCGACATCCCGGCAGACCAGGCTGAAGTCGTTCTCGTCCTCGCCTATGGCCATATCGAGGTCGAAGTCGCGGGATGCCGCGTAAGCCTGCAGGCGCTCGTCGAGCACGATCAGCTCCATGGCGGCTCGCCCCTCTCCTCGTAGACCGTGACGTCGAAGCCGAATCCACGGCTCCACGAGACCTCGTGCTCGCCTGGGGCGATCTTCTCGAAGATGTACTCGCCGCGCCCGGCACCACCGCCGCGATGCGCCTTGGCAAAGACGCTCGCAACGTCCCCGTTCCCGTCGACCACCTCGACGGTGCCCGCCATGCCGTCCACTACCATGTAGCCGCCCGCCGGCACCGTCGCGTCAACCTGATAGCGGTTGGCTCCGATGACCACGCAGGGGTTGATGGCGGGGCCGTACACCGTGATGCGCGCCCATGCCGGAGCGAAACCGCCCACTGAGAGAACGGAGCGGGTGGGCGGGGACCCGAGGTCGCACGGGAGGTCGCAGGGCAGGTCGAGGCCAGCCGGACCAGATGCCTCGGGAGCCGTGAACTCCGTCGTCTCCCTCCTGCGCCAGACGCCGTCTGCGAGCACGAGCTTCAGCGCCGCGGAGACCGACCACGGGGAGACCCGCTTGACGTCCTGCGCGACCGCGAGGGCGCGCGTGCGCCACACTCCATCGACCACCAGGCTCCCTGGCTCCCCGGCCGCCGCATCGCGGTCGAGGACCTCGCCGAGCGCATCGAGCGCCGCGCCATCGACGCTCGTGATGTCCAGCAAGACCTCCCGCGCATGGCGGGAGATCCCTCCCGCGCCCCGGGTGCCGAGCGTGTAAGAGAGCTGCCTGCCACGCAATGCACACGCGGCGCCCGCGAAGATCACGGGTCCGTCGAGCGATACGGCCTCCGGCCCCGTAGCGCTCTCGTAGGCGAGCCTAGACACAAGCGGCCACCGCCCTTCTGAACTCCCTCGGGCTCATGCCCTTCGGAAACTTATCGAGCGCCTCGAGGATCTGCACGAGTACGTCGAGCACGCGCTCCATCACGGCATCGGGCCCCTCGGGACCGACGGCAGAGGATGCGTCGGCGGCGATACGGACGTCCGACCTCATGGAGCCCCAGGAAGCGGGATCCTCGATATCCGCCATGGCGCCGCCGAAAGCAGACGAAATGGCGTCCGTTCGCTCGGAGAGGTACCCCTCGACTCCCGTCCAACCGTCCTTCATGCCGCCGAGCAGGCCGTCCATGATGACGCGGCCGTTGCCCACCAGCAGCCTGGCGTCGACGGAGCGCGGACCTTTGAGGTTGGGGATAGCGGAGGTGATCTCGCCGAACCATCCGGTCACGTTGTCCCATGCGCTCTTGAGGCCGCGCCACAGGCCGTCGATGATGGACTTGCCGGCGTCCCATAGCAGGCTTCCCACATCGCCGATAGCGCTGAGGATCTTGCTGCCGAGGCCCGAGAAGAAGTCGCACACCCCCTGGATGCCGTCCGAGACGGCGCCCTTGATGCTCTCCCATGCTCCCGACAGGAAGGTCGAGATGGTGTTCCACGCGCCCTCCCAGTCGCCGCTTATCGCCTGCATCACGGCCGTGATGACCGTCTGGATGACCGCGAGCGCGCCGTCGATGATGCCCTTGATGGCGGGCCACACCGCCTGGATGACGCCGAGCACGGCGCCCATCACCGTGGTTATGACCGCCTGGATGAAGGGCATCGCGGTCTGGATGGCCGCGACTATCTGCTGCAGCACCGGCATGACGGCGACCATGATCGCGCTCGCCACCTGCACCACCGCAGCGATGATTTGCGCGAGGATAGGCAGCACGGTCGCGACGACCTGGGCGATGATGGGCGCCAGGGCCGCGCCGAGCTGAGCGACGACGGTGAGAATCTGCATGATAACGGGCGCGACCGCCGAGAGCGCCGCCTGGATCTGCGGCATCACGGTCGCGGCGAGGTCGCCGAGCGTCTGGCCTATGGATGCCAGCGCCGGCCCCATCGATGTCATCATCGTCGCGCCGATGCCGTCGATGGTGGAGCGGAACCCCTCGTTGGTGGTGTAGAAGTAGGCGAATGCGCCGGCGAGCGCGGCGATAGCGCCCACGACGAGCGCGATGGGGCTCGTCAGGAACGACAGGGCGCCGCCCGTGGCGGTGAGGTTCCTCGCGAGCATCGAGAGCGCCGTTCCCACGCCCTGCGTCCTCGCGATGCCGGCGAAGCTCTTGACGAAGAACCCGGCGGACTTGCCCGCGGACATGAGCTGCGGGGCGATGCCGGCGGCGATGCCGCCGATGGACGAGACCCCCTTGAACGCCGCCACGGCCCCTGCCGCGCCCGCGATCTTGGACGCGAAGCCCTCGACCTCCGGCCCCAGGGCCGAGAGCATCCCCGAGAACTCCTGCGCCACCACGGCCTTGAGGTATCCGAAGGTCAGCCGCACCTTCTCCTCGAGGGTGCCGCCCATGTCCCACAGCTGCACCGAGCTGCGGAACGTCTGGGACAGCGTCTGCGGCAGCGCGTCGAGCAACGCCCCGCCGAGCTTGGAGGCGATCTCCGGGCCCTTGGCCATGAGCGTCTCGCCCAGCGACGACGCGATCTGCCCCATGCGCGGGATGATGTTACCCGCCGCGGTCACGGCGCTGTCGACCAGCTGGTCGGTGAGCGCGCCCACGTCCGCCTCGTCGTTGGCGAGACCCGCGAGCCAGTTCTTCCAGGACGCCCGCATGCTCGCGACGGAGCCCGAGATGGTCGTGGCGGCCTCCGCCGCCGTGGTCCCGGTGATGCCCATCTCGGTCTGCACCACGTGGATCGCCTCGGTGATGTCGGCGAAGCTGTCGATGGAGAGGTCCGCCATCTCCCCATGGGCGGCCTTGACCTTGTTCGCGTCGGCGATGAGCCGCTCCATCTCGGCCTTGGTGCCGCCATAGCCGAGCTTGAGGTTGTCGAGCATCGTGAAGTTCTGCTTCGAGAATCCCTGGTAGGCGTCCTGGACGCTCTGGATGTTCGAGCCGAACTTGTTGACGTTGTCGGACATGTCCTTGACCGCCTGGTCGGCATAGCGCGCCGCCTTGGCGGTGTCGCCGCCCAGCCCCTGCAGCAGGCTCGCCGAGAAGCTCGTCACCTGCTCCATGTAGCTGTTCGCGGACAGGCCCGCGCTCTTGTATGCCTCGGCGGCGTATGCCGCCACGGTCGACGCCGAGCCCTTGAACATGGTCTCGATGCCACCCTGCAGCTGCTCGAAGTCCGCGTAGGCCTGCATGGCGGCTGAGCTGAACTTCGCGCCCGCCGCCGCGGCGCCCGCGGCGAGCGCGCCGGACACGATGCCCTTGACGCCGCCGAAGGCCCGCTTCACGCCGGAGTCGACCTGTGACTGGAAGTCCTTCATGCTCGGCATCACGGTCACGTAGGCCGCTCCGAGCTCCGTGCTAGCCATCAAGCACCTCCGTTCTCACCCGTGCGAGGTGCTCCTCGAGTTCCTCGATCGTCATGGCTATGCCCTCGCCCTTGCGGCGCGTCCGGTCCTCGAACGGCCCGATGGGCTTCGGGCGGTTGCGCCCGCGGCGCCCGTCCTTCGACTGCATCCACACGAGGTTGTGCGGGGCGTTCACCGTCGCGGCCGCGAGCGTGCGGTCGGACGTCCAAGCGGCGCGCGGGTCGTAGGCGATCCGCGTGCGCGCGCCCTCGGGCAGCTGCATGAGCAGGTCGGCCGCATGGAGGCACGAGAACGCGTCCCCCATGCGGTCGATGTCGAGCCCGTAGTGCTCCTGGAAATCCGCCCGCACCTCGGCCGGATGCTCGACCAGGGCGCGCGCGAGCGCCATCAGTTTTTTGCGCCGACCTCCTCGAGGACGCGCGCGGAGAAGCGCGCGAACGCCTCGGCATCGCAGAAGCCGTCCTCGTCGGACAGCTCCTCGACCACCCGGTCGAGGTCGCCGCCCAAGATCCACTGGAACAGCTCGACCGCGGCGAACTCGTCCCCTCGCTCGACCTTGGCGATGAGCGCGAGCGTGCGGTAGTCGCGCATGCGGCGCATGTCCACGTCGAGCTCGATGCCGTCGACCTCGACGTGACGCACGGGCGGATGCGCGGGGCGCCCCTCCTTCTCGGCCAGCTGGCGCCTCATCTCCGCGACCTGCTCGTCTGACAGCTCGGAGATATCGATGATGTCTGCCATTCCCGCTCCTATTCCGCGGTGAGGCCGGTGATGGCATGGTACTCGTGCACGGTCACGCCGTCCGCTCCGGGCAGGGCGGCGAACGTGCACTCGCGTGCAAGCGGGTCGGAGTCGTTCAGGGCGAGGTCACCCTTCTCGGTGAGCTTCGCGCGCTCGACGACGTAGCGGGTGACCGTCTTCTCGTTGGGCACCGTCTCGCACACGAGCGCCTTCTCGGGGAGCGGCGCGGAGGTGTGCTTGATGTGCATCTTGCCCGCCTCGACCTCGACGTTGTCGTCGCCGTACTCCATCTTGGCCACCTCGGGGCGGGTCTCGATGGGGGTGAAGCTCACATTCTCCTTATAAGAGGTCTGGGACGAGCTCACGGTGTCGCCGCCCCACGCGACGAGCTCGGCGCTGTCGCGCTCCTCGGTGAAGGTGATGCCGTCCTCGCTGATATAGCCGATGCACTTGAATGCGGGGTCGAGCGGGGACGACGCGTCCGTGGGGAGCTTGGATCCCACGGGCGCGATGAACACGGCGCCGCCGACCTTGGGCTTGCCGACGCCCACGTTGGTGGCGTCCACATTGGTCTGTGCCATTTGATCTCCTTACTGCGTGGTAGCCCGCACCGTGATCTGGTAGCGGGCGCTTCTTGAATCTGGGTCGGGGAAGCTGACGGGCGAGCTCGCGTGCGCGCCGTGGACGCGCGGGATGGATGCCGCCCTCAGGTTGAGCGCTTCGCGGCATTCCAGGGCGAGCTCCTCCGCCTCGGCGTTGGAGGGCGCCCAGAGCTGGACGGCGAGGACGGGGCGGTCGATTCCGACCGCGCTCTCGCCGCCCACGCGCTCGACGGTCGCGAACCTGCGCGGCCTGGGGTCGGGCGGCGCGTCGTGCGCCGGGACGCCGATCTCGCCGGGCAGCCACTCTATGAGCGCCTGGATGATGGAGAACGCCATCGACTCACCTTCCTCCGTAGAGCGCCTTGAGCAGCGTGTTGTGCTTCGCGTTGGAGCGTATGGCGTGCTCGCTGGGCGTGTAGACGATGCCGTGGGCGCGGACGCGCCCCGGGCGGGTGTCGGCGGCGTAGGTCGCGCTCCCCATGGCGTCCGCCGCCGCCCTCACGCGCTGGGCGTGCTGGTCGACCATGGCCACGCACGCGGGGCTGTTCAGGATCTTCCGCTTCGCCGCCGCGCTCGGCTTGTAGCGCACGCTACCCATCGACCGCCTCGCATTCCGCCGCGAGCCCGAACGGCCCGGGGCAGTTCTCGTCCGCATAGGGCTGCGGGTCGCCGACGACGCGGTACGTCCGACCGCCCACGACGACCTCGCAGCCCTTCAGCGGCTTCGCGTATGACTTGGGGAAATGGACCGTGACGGCGACGCGTGCGCCGTCCGGGCGCGCCGCGTCGAGGTCCGAGGTCGCGCCGGGAGCCACGAGGGCGCCCGCCACCCCCTCGGGCTCGTATTCGACCACGGGGTTGCCGAAGCGGTCCGCCCCCTTGGCGACTGGCCGCCTGACCGTGACGGCGCGCGTCCTAATGAGCTCCATCGCCGCCCCCGATCGACGGCCTGATGGAATGGACGCGCGTCCCCGCCAGGCCCAGGCGCTTGAGCTCGGACCTGCCTATGTAGACGTCGCCGTTGGGGTTGGCGAACGTGAGGCTCGCCGAGTACGGGCCTGCGGTCTGCGAGTACTGGCTCGCGCCGGCGTAGCCGGCCGGAGCCGACAGCGCCCTATGCGCGATGGCGCACGCCACCGCCTTGGCGTTGAGGTCGAAGACTGGGTTGCACCCCTGCTCGTAGTTGCCGTCGGCCCGCAGGTACGCCCCGAGCACCGCGTCGTTCGCGTCTGCGATGACCGCCGCCGCGTTCTCCGGCGCGGGCGAGCCGTACCTCGCCTCGTAATCCTCGACCGTGGCGAACGGGACGCCCGCCACGGCTATTTCGCCGCCATGATGCCCGCCGCCACGAGGGCGGCGACGAGGTCGGCCATGGACGCGCTGTCCGCGACCTTGGCCGCCTGCTTGACCATGCCGGGGCGCGTCTTGGTGGCGGCGCCGAGGGCGGGCGTCTTGCCGTCCGCCTCCACGAGTGCGACGCGCTGCGGGAGCACGGGGGACGCCTTGGAGGGCGCCTCCACGATGAATTTCTGCACCAGCTGCATGCGGGCCTCCTTAAGCGCTCTTGAGGACGGTGAACGCCTTGGCGTCGAGCACCGCGTAGGAGAAGCAGCTCTCGGTGCGGTACGCGATCTGGTTGTTCGCCTTGAGGTCGACGCCGGTCTGGTCGGGGTCGCCGTACTCGATGATCTCGGAGTAGATGTCGCGCACCATGCCCCACTTGATCATGTCGAAGTTGCCCAGGATGCCGAGGACCTTGGTGGGCGCGGTCGCCTTCTTGCCGTCGACCGTGCCCGAGGTGCACGCCGGGATGCCGTCGAAGCTGCCGAGCTCGAGGGACATGGGGATCTCGGGGTACAGGCGCATGCCGGTGGAGGGCACGCGGAGCTTGCGCAGGTCGAAGGCGAGCTTGCGGGACATGGCGAAGCCGTTCACCTCGTACTCGAGGAGCTTCTCGGCCATGGCGTCGATGTCGGAGACGAGGTCGGAGCCCGCGGTGACGGAGTTCGCGCCCGTGGTGAGCGCGGTGTAGCCGCCGAGCGCGGAGCCGGTCTTGGGGTTGACGGCGTGGTAGACCACGTAGTCGATGGCGCGGGCGAGCGCGGCGGTCTGGTCCGCCATGATGGCGTTCACGATCTCGAGGCGGTTGTCCTCGTCGGCCCACTTGAGCTCGTCGGTGACGCGCGTGGTGGTTACGAGCTTCACGCGCTTGCCCTCGACGGAGGCGAGGGTCTGCTCGTAGGAGCTCTTCTTGGCGCCCTCCGCCACCACGTCGGCCTCGGCGGCGCCGGTGAACACCATGTGGTCGGTGTTGGCGAAGATCTGGGGGATGGGCGTGGAGAGGGCGGCGATGGTGGACTTGTCCTTGACCTTCGCGCTCATGTCGACGACTACGGAATGGGGAAGCTTGATCTTGGTCGTATCGAGAGCCATGGCGGCTCCTTTCTCTTGTCGTTGGTTCTACTCGCCGAAGAGCTGCGAGACGAATCCCGCCATGTCGGACTTGGCCGCCTTGCCGGTGTCGGCGAACTCGCCCGCGCCGTCGACCCGCGCGGCGCTCGGCTTCTTGGCGTATGCGGCCACGGACTCGGCGAAGGCGCGCATGGATTCCTCGTCGGCGCCCTGGACCAGCTCGACGGGAACGCCCGTCTCCTTGGCCACGCGCTCCTTGAGCTCGCGGGCCTTCTCGGCGGCGGCGCGGTCGGCGGCGTCCTTCTCGAGCTTGGCGATCTTCTCGTTCGCGCGCTCGAGCTCGCCCTTCTGCGCCTCCTCCAGCTCGTCGAGCCTGGCGGCCTTCGCCTTGAGGTCCTCGTAGTCGGCGTACTTCTCGGCCGTCTTGGCGCGGTCGCGCTTCAGGCGGTCGCGGATGAGCGCGTCGAGCTCCTCCTGGGTCGAGATGGGCTTGAACTCTTCGGTCATGGTCGTGTCCTTCCTGTTCCCGCCCGCTCGGGCGTAGACGAGCACCTGCACTCCCCCGCTGCCGGGTCCTCGCCGCGACTCGCCGCGCGCGGCAGGCGTATATGAAAGAAGCCACCCTCGCGGATGGCTTGATTCCCAATGGAAAGGCCCCTCTCGGGGCCACGTGGTTTTAGGTGTTGTCTAGATGCTGACCTCGTAGGTCCTGATGCCAGCGAGCTCCTTGAGCTCGCGCTCCATCTCCTCCTTGCGCCTCGTGTACGCGGCGGCGCATGCGGAGCAGAGATGGTGCTCGGAATCGACCGCGAGCCAACCGGATACCGCCGGGTCGCGCTCCGAGACGAGGAACGGGTCGCGCGATCCCCCGGACGCCTCGACGTGCGAGCCGCACTTGTCGCAGACGACCAGGAGCTTCCTCACCAATGCCATGATGGGACTCCGATCTGATCGATGGGATAACTAGAAGATGTGTTGCTTGAAGCCCTCGGCGGATGCCTCGACGCCGGCGTACCGCGTGCGGCAGCGCGAGCATGACGCGCCGCCGTTGGCGCGCTCCAGGATCACGGCGATCTTGTCCTCTTCGTAGCACTGAGGGCACACGGGTCCCGTCTTCGAGCCGTCGTCCTCAAGGAGGAAGTACGCCCCGCCCACCCTCTCGAGCCTCTTGAGGGCGGTTGACCGCACGGTCGTCGACGCCATGGTGCGACTCCTATCTGAATCGAAATTGGTCGGGGCGGCGGGACTCGAACCCGCACGGGTCTCCCCACGTGCTCCTGAGGCACGCGCGCCTGCCTTTACGCCACGCCCCGATAAAACCTGCTTGAAATGACGCCAAAATGGCACCTGGCCGGGGAATCGAACCCCGATCAACGGTTTTGGAGACCGATGCACTACCATTGTGCTAACCAGGTGTGTACAATGGTCATAGAGAGCCCCGGGCGTGCTGGATAGCTAACCTGGGGCTCATTTTTTGACGTCGTCCACGGCGCCACCAAGACTCAACAGAATCACCCTGTCGATATCGTGACGCGACATCTCTAGATGGACTCGCTTCAGGGCGTCAGCCCTCGCAACGGGCACCTCCGTGCAGTTTATAACCACAATGGAAGGCTTGACTGGCCCTCCTTCAACCTTTTGGAACTGCTTAATCGCCTTCCTGATATTTCGCTCAATGAAGCGCAGCCCATTGGTTCCGGACGCTTCGGTCGTAGGGCTTTTCAGTTCGCACAGCCTGCCATCAAGAACCAGGTCGATGTTTGAGAAACCCTCGGGGGCATCCTCCTCACGCACGACAACTTCATGCCCGGCGGCTCGTAACGCCGCATGCGCAGCAAGGTCGTACGCCCCGCCCCGTTCAAGGAGGAAGGCATCTTTTGGCTTCTCATACACGACTGGCGGACCGGGAACGGAGAGCATTCCCCTTTTGGCGGCAAGCTTCTCCGCCGCACTCAAATCAGCTCTATCGTCGATATCCTTGAACTTCCCCCACAGTTCTCGGAGCTCCTTCGGTCTGACGCCCTCGACAAGCTCGGCATCCTTGTCGTCCTCGAAGCCGGGCACGACCTTGCAGTCGCACCTGCGATGGAAGTGGCGGAACTCGCCGGCGGTCTTCCGGGAGTGGTAGACGGCGCCGCGGCTCGCCAGCATCAGGCAGTACGTGCACGTCTCCGCGCCGGTTGGGACGCGCGCGAAGCGCACCCCCTTCTTCCTGTCCCTGGCGGCGTTGCGGATGATCGTCTCGTTGAGGCTGCGCAGGACGTCGTTGCGGCCGAGCTCGCCGCAGTACTCCGCGAACCCGCGAGGGTCGCCCTTCGCGAGCTTCTTGGCCTGGTAGCGCGCCGTCTCGTCGACGCTCTCGGGGTTGTAGGTCGCCGCGGTGACGGCGGCGGGCAGCCTGGCGCCGCTATCCGCCGCCTGCTTGTCGTACCACTCCGCCGCGAGAGAGGAGGCGGCGGAGTCGTAGACCTGCACCACGCCGGACATGACGGATTTGGCGTACTCGCGGCACTCCGCGACGGTCGCCGACCTCCCCTCGTCGGTCTGGAGCCAGGACATGATCCTCGACTCGATCTCTCGCTGCGCGCCGTCCGACAGGTTCGCCACCGCGCGGTTGTAGGCGTCGAACTGCTCGCGGGATATCATCGCGTCCCGCCCAGGAGCGCGCCCGCGGCCGCCGCGGGGTTGGCGGTCGGCAGGTCGATGCCGGTGCCGGAGGTCGCCGCGGCGACGAGCGCGCGGCTCGTCGCCCGGTCGCGGTCGCTGCGTAGACGCTGGATCTGGTCGTCGGAAAAGCCGAGCTCCTCGAGGAGCACGTCGCTCTCGGCGAGCCACGGCACGGCCTGGACGTCCTTGAGCATGGCGTCGGCCTGCGTGACCACCGACGGCATGGCGGGGTTGCGAAACTTTGGGCATATCCGCAGGCGGCGCGCGGCCTGCTCGGCGTACGTGGTCCCCTCCTTGATGGCGAGCGCCATGAGGGCCACGTGCGCGAGGGCCTCGCCGTTGTCGGCGTTGAGGTTCTGCGCCTCCACGACGAGCGCCTCCTTGGCGGCGTAGATCGCCTCCGCGCTCGACGGGTTGTCCGAGACCACGCCCAGCTCGCTCAACGGCACGTTGGTCTCGCCGGAGAAGCGCGCCGCGAGGGATCGCATGTAGTCGATGTGCGGCTGCATGCTGCCCTGGGTCAGCTGCCCGAACTGCGGCATGTCGCCGTTCTCGTCGCGGCTGACGGCGAAGATGTTGCCGATGTAGGCGTCCCACTTGGTCTTGCCGCCCAGCACGTCCTCGTCCGCGCCCAGCAGGTACTTCTGCGGAGCCGTGAAGAACTCGGCGCTCACCTCCGAGCGCAGCGCCGCGCGCATGGCGTTGTCGGTGATGCTCATCACCGACCGGCTGATGCGGCTGCGCCCGAAGGGGCGGTCGAGGTCCGCGTCGTAGGCGAGGCGCTCCATGAGGCAGCGCCCCATCTCGAAGTCCTCGCTGTACGCCGCCTGCCAGATGCCACGCGCGCTGCGGCGGATGCGGATCACGTTGGTCTCGGTGTAGACGTCGACCCAGGTGGGCTTGCCGGTCCTGCGGTCCGAGTCGACCACCACCATGCCGCACTTTATGCGGTTGCGCGGGCGGTCCCAGATTGCCGCGGCGCTCGTCGCCGGGTAGGCGTTGATCACCACGGGCGGCTCGCCGGCGGACTCGTCTCCCGCGGTGACCGTCAGGAACGCGCAGCTATGCGTGAGCTCGCTTCGCACGGCCTGCCGGTACTTTCGCTTGAGCCCCGTCATGTCCACGATCTCGGCGAGCTCGTCGCACACGTCCTCGTCCGCGCACGTGTATCCGTCGAACTGCGAGCGCGCGCCCAGGCTGTCGACCGCCTTCACGGGCCAGCCGCACGCCTGCTCGAGGTTCCTCAGCTCGGGCGGGATGGAGATGCCGAGGTCGCGGGCGCGGCGGTGCATGCGGTAGTAGTTCGATCTGAGCGCGTTGCGCGTCGACTTGACGCGCCACGTCTCGCAGAGGTCGAACACCGCCAGGCCGTCGCCGGCGCGGAGCCCCCTCGCGCACGCGATGTCGGTCGAGATCTCGATGCTCACCAAACCACCTGCTTTCGCTTCGGATTTCGTTTCGTTGTCTTGAGCGCCCACAGCGCGAGGCTCGCGGCCTCGATGGGGCACGACGCGTCGCCGCCCCATGCCCAGCCGCCGCGCGTGCCGATCTTGCGGCGGGTCGCGCGGGTCACGGACTCGTCGAGCGCGGGTTGCTCGATATGCGTCATCTGCTTGGAGCGGATCGCCTCGTGCATGAGGCTCGCCGCCGCGATCACCTCGCCCGCCCGCGGGCGAACGGCGAAGCCGCGCGGCACGCGGGCCTCCGCCAGGCGGTCGCAGAGCGCGTCCGCGGCGGCCAGGCCGTCTATGGCCACGCAGGCGCCGACGCGCGTCCTCTCGGCGAGCCAGTCCGCGAGCCACGCGGTTCCGCCCGACGCGGGCGCGTACTCGACGAGCTCGACGTGCGGCAGCGAATCGCGCTCGAGCCTGCCGGCGACCGCGAGCGCGACCATGGAGCCGTCCGGGCTGAACTTCACCCCGTAGCAGACGCGCTCCATGTCGGCGTCCTCCGGCGGCGGCGGGGCGAGGCACTTGCCCCACTCCTTGGCGGACACCACGGCGTCCGCGACCTTGGGCAGCCAGTAGCCCAGGTACTCCTGCGCGAAGGCGAGCTCGCCCATGCCCGAGCGCATGCCCATCCGGATAGCGGCGAAGTTGGCGAGCGCGCCCAGGGACGGGTTGGCGCGGAGCCAGCGCGACTCGTCCGCCACGTCCCCCACCTCGTCCAGGCCGTACTCGGTCCAGCAGAGGTCCGCCGCCCGCTCGCCGCCGGCCCACGCGTCCGCGCGGACCTCCTGGAACGACTCGGCGGCGCTGCCGGCGCGCGTGGGCGTGCCGAGGTAGACCGACTGCGGGTTGTGCGCCGCGCCCGAGGACATGGTCGGGGCGATGGCCTGCACCTGCTCGCCGGTGAGCTCCTGCGCCTCGTCGTAGATGACGACGTCGAAGCTGTAACCGAGCGCCGCGGACTTGGTGCGCGTGGAGAACGCCAGCACGCCGCCGCCCTTGAACTCGAACGCCTCCTGCGCCGTCTTGTTGTTCACGTGCGTCACGCGGCGGTTGTACGCCTTGTGCTTGGCGGTGGCGTCCGCCGGGCGGCGCCCGAACATGTCGCGGAAGCGGGAGAGCATCTCGCACGTGGTCGAGTAGTTGTGATCGGTCCAGAGCACCTTGTAGCCGAGGATGCTCGCGAGGAAGCCCGCCCAGGCGATGCCCGAAACCGACTTTCCCGCCTGGCGCGGGATGCTCGCGCCCGCGCGCTGGTGGACGAACGCGCCGCCCTCGGCGAGCGGCGCGGTGAGCTGGGTCCAGTCCGAGATGACCGTCCTCTGCCAGGGCAGCAGGTCGATGCCCGCGCCCTCGGCGAAGATCTCCACCTGCTCGGAGAGGTCGCACGCCCCGAGGTGCGTCACGCGCTTGCGCGGCTCAGCCGCCTCGATGGCCGAGAAGGGCCCCCGCGAGCCTGTCGAGGACGTCGTCGCCATCGTCTCCGCCCTCCGTGTTCTCGATCCTGTCGATTGCCTCGAGCGTCGCGCGGTACTCGGCGCTGAGCCCGCGCACCTGAGCGGGCGCCGCGTCGTAGAGCTGCCGCTCGAGGAGCGCCCTCAGGCGCCTCAGGCGCCCGAGCGTGTCCTGAGCGCCTGACCCCTCGTCCAAGGTTCCCGGCGGAGGGGCGTCGGTAGCCCGCTCCGTGGAATCCGGCTCGGCTATCTCGCCCGACTCCTTCATCTCGCGGATCAGCTTGCACACGCCCGACTTGGAGCGTCCGAGCTTCCGCGCTAGCGCCGCAGGTCCGAGGCCGGGGTAGGCGTTGCGGACGATCTCGCGCTCGCGCGCCGTGAACCTGCCCGTCTTGGGCTTCGTGGACCCCGTGGACACCCGTGGACCACCTCGTTCCGTAGACCTGTTGTAAGACCCCTCTGAAAAAAAGGCGCAATGCCGCCGGGAGCGCCCATGCCCCAGGGGGAGGGGATGCACCCCCTATTAGCTGCTGTTTTAACGGCTACCATCTTCGGCTGGTCATAACCGGGACCGGGATGGCGGGCGCCTTCAGACCGAGGTCGCGGTTGCCGCGGCGCTGGTTGCAGATGCGGTGGGCGGCGTCGACGTTGGACCGGTCCAGAGGGCTGCCGCCCTTGGACACCGGAACGATCTCGTCAACCTCGAAGCTCAACGGGTCGCCCGCCGGCAGGCTGTAGTCGATTGGCTGGCCGCAGATGTGGCAGGGCCTGCCCTGCGAGCGCAGCCAGGCGCGCAGTTTGCGTCTCGCGGCGCCGTTGCTGTAGCGCGGGTTGCCCACCTCAGCCCCACTCAACCGGCGAGCGCCCCTCGTTACGGAAGCACTCGAGGACCTCGCGGTCCACGCGGTTCGCATCGCGCTCGCACGCGGGCACGGGTCTCGGCTCGGGCTTGCGGCGCGGACGCTGCTTGATGCCGAGCGCCCGGCGCATGGCCCAGGAGAGCACGGTGTCGTAGCGCAGCGCGCACTTGACGAGGCATGCGATGGAGACCATGGCGCCCTCCTATCTGTTGACGAGGATGTAGTTCTTCACGACGTGCACCGACTGGATCCCATCTGTCGTGATATCCGAGTTGATAGTCAGGCCGCGCTCGGCGATCACCATCTCGTCCATCTCGGACGTCAGGGCCTCGGCATGCTCCTCGAGCCACCTGCCCAGCTCCTTGATGCGCTCCGCAGCCAACTCCCTCGCGTTGCCCATGGCTCCTCCGTTATTCGGTTTGGAAAGAGAAAGGCCGCCGGGTCATCACGGATCCCAGCGGCCTCGATGCGCTTTTCGCACACCATACCTATAACACGTTTTTCACCGCGCGCAATGCGTCACGGCGCGTCACGGCGCGTCACGGTGCGTCAAATTACTTAAGATTTCCCCTCGGCCAGCCCGATACCGGCCACCGAGCACGCGCAGCCGTGCGCGTCCATGGTGTCGAACGCGGTGTCGCACCATCGCTGGACGCTCTTCGTGGAGGCCCCCACCGCCTCGGCGGCCTTGGCCCAGCTCGCGCCGCGGCAGTAGCGCCAATAGACCGAATCCGCCGCGAGGGAGCCGAGCAGGGCGCACACGCCGCCGCCCGAGCCCTCCTCGCCGTAGCAGAGGCGTACGCCGCGCGCCACGATCTCCCTGTCCTCGCGGACCCTGCGCTCCATGAGCGACTCGAAGTCCATGCGCGCGTCCGTGGCAGACATGCCCGACCTGTCCCCGCCGCCGGCGCCGCGCACCTCGTAGCGCTGCGCGCGGACGCCCTCGGAGAGCCGCATCCTGGCGATCTGCCGCTCCGAGCGCTCCAGCTCGATGGCGGCGTCGCGCACCGCCTCGAAGAACTCGCGGGCGCCCGAATACGTTGAAGCTTCCATGCAACCTCCTGTGGTAGCCTTGATGATGCGACTCGGTACCGGAGGTGCCAACGAGACCCGCCCGCGCGGCCATGCACGGGCGGGTCTCTTACATTTTACCAGGTAGAACGCCATAGAACGCTACGAGCTGGTGCGGCGCTCCATATCCTCGCGGATCAAGCGCTTGATGTAGCCCGCCTGGTTCTCCTGGCTCTCCAGCCATTCGAGGATGTCCGCCTCGGACTTATAGAACGTCAGCGCCTTGCGCTTGGTGCTCTCGCGCTGGTACTTGGCGGATGCCCGCTTCTGCGCTTCGGAAACCATCTACTCCCCCTTGTTCCTGAAATGGCGGTATACGGCGATCAGCACGAAGAAGAACGCCACGCCGATGGCGAACTCGATGAGCTTCTCCATATTCGACTCCTTTGGTAGACTGTGGTTGACAGGGCGCCGCCCGAAGGCGGCACCCCTCTAGTTGCTAGACCCCCTTGAAGTGCTTTCCCGGCGTCTTGGGGGTCTTTCGCTTCCTTGACTTGTCGAGCAGCCAATGAAGCAGCTCCGCTATCAGGAACTCGAGCAGCACCTGAAGCAGCCAACAACAAAAACCGTTCATCGTTTCCTCCCTTCTCCCTCGGCTTTTGTTGTCTCTATTATATATGGGTTCGCCTATATTTGCAATAGGCGAACCCATATTATTCTGACTTTTCTCGCAGCTCGGAGGCGCATCAGAGCCGCAGGGCCTCCTCGAGCCGCTCCGCGATGTTGCGGTATTCGCTCGCGAGCTTCGCGAGGTCGCGCGGAATCGGTCGGTCGCCGTAGGCAGCGTGGATGCTGCCTGCGCTCCCCTTGAGGCCCCTTGCCATCCGGGCCGCGCGTCCCAGCCGCGCCTTCAGCGCGGCGAGCTCGCATTCGAGCTGGAGGTTGCGGTCGAGAAGATGGAGGTTGTCCTCCACGATCTGCGCCAGGTTTCCGCTCATAGCTCCTCCAACCTCTCGATCATCAAGTCGAGCGATTCCGCGAAATCAAGCCCGATCACTTCGGCAAGCTGCTCCCAGCAGAACACGTGGCCGTCCTCCTCCGCCAGGAACGCCATGCACTCGCTCACCTCCGGCGTCTCGGGACGGCGCTCGATATGGCTCACGAGCACGAACGGCGAACGCCTGCGCCCGACCGCCACGGGGCTCGCCAGCTCGACGAGCGCGCGCTGGTGCAGGCCGCAGGCCGTATTGGGCCTCGCGGGCAGCGCCCTCACCGCCTTAACCTTCATTCCGGGCCTCCTTCCCCTTCGACGCCTCCACGGCGGTCCGCTCGGCGGGCGTGTACCGCCTCAGCTCGCACCTGCGCACCGTCGCGCCGCAGGAGAGACATGTGACGGGGGTGTTCTTCGCGTCGAACCGGTGGAACCAGGTCTCCCTACGCTTCGCCGTGGCGAACTCAGAATGGCGGCCGCAGCGAGGGCAGACGTCCTTCGCGCTGCTAATCCTCATCGCGCGCCGCCTCCACGCCAGCGAGCGCCTTCGCGCGGCGGATGATGTCGAATGCGAAGGCCTCCATCATGCTGCGAGTGCTGCCCCGTTCGTAATCTATGCCGCGCAACACGCAGTAATGAAACGCGCCCGAATCGGCGTCCAGTTCAAGCCGACCCCAGCTGTCGGGCTCGATGCGGGTCAGCTCGTGCGGCATGAAGTAGGTCATGAATTTATCCGAGCGCACCTGGATGTATCCCGGCAGGAACCCGTGCATAGACGCACTCTTCACCGTCCAGACCTCGCCGCTCTTCGAACGGACCATATCGCCCTCGAAGATCTGCTCCCCGCGGGAATCCAGCGCCTCTTTCGCCTCCCTCGCTCGTTCCTCCTCGCTCAAGACGGTGTGCCAGCCGTCCTCGTTGATGAGGTCGGCCATCACCTCGCCGGCGCCGACCCAGAGCTGCACGCCGTGAACCACCTGCGGTTCCCCGCCCTCGTCCAGGTACCTGCTGTCGAGCCAGACCGGCTTGCCGTCCTCGAAGCGCGGCCATGCTTCGAGGATCCTGCGCTCCACCTCGCTCGGCCTGCCCCTGCGCTCGGCGTCCTCACGCTCGATGCGCTCGCATACCTCCCGGCTCTTCGCCGCCATCTTCTCGTTGAACTCGGTCACGAAATCGTCCATCCTCTTCCTCTTCGTTTTCCAGAGAATTAGCCGTTCTCTGCCCGCGGGCTCCCCGCGGCACCTCGGATGCATGCCGCCACCTGCTATTCAGCGCCGATCGGCAGCCGCCGCTGCGACCCGTCCGTTGGCACGGCGTTGGCAGGGCCGAGACGCGCCCCGCCGTCCCCGCCGCGCCGCCTGGCGGACGACTCCTCCAGCGAGCGCCGCAGCGCCGCGAACGCCTCCGCGCCGTCCTCGGGCTGCGCGGGCAGCGGCCTGACCATCCAGTCAGCGGGCAGGTCCGATGGCTTCCAGTCGAAGCGGCGGGCCTGCGCCGGCGAGAACAGGGCGCCGCACGCCGGACAGCGCATCGTGGCGGTATGCCGCCATCCGCGGACCCGCTCGGACGCCTTGAAGCCGTCGGAGACCGACTCCACGACCTCCTCGTCGTCCGCCGCCACGCGCCTCGGGGCCACGTAGCGCACCGGAACGGGCATCATCACGAGCGGCACGCGGCAGCGCGGGCAGCCCGCGTGCTCGGCGTACCTGGGGTTGCGCACCCATCCCTCCGCGCTCATGCCGCGCCCCTCTCGTCCTGGATGATCTTCTTGGCCAGCGGGAACGGGCTCGCGCCCTTGGCGGGGTCGAACCGCTCGAGCGAGCGCATGATCAGCCGCGCGCAGCCCTCGACGCGCTCCAGCGAGCAGTCGCAGCCCTTCGGGCACAGCGAGGCGACCTGCATCGCGAAGGTGCGCACGTTGCCGCCCCCGGTGCGGTCCGTGTAGGTCGCCTCGATGGCGCCCCACGGCGTGTCGTGCACGGCGCCGGCGGAATCGAAGTAGCCCCCGGCGGGGTCGGAGACGGCGGAGAGGCACGCCAGCGGGAACGCCCCCGCCGCGACCGATGCGAACCCGCCCGAATCCCCCGAAGAGGACGACGCCGCCCGAGCGGCCGCGCCGCGCGTCTTTCCTTCACTTGACTTCTCTTTACTTCTTCTTCTCTTCTCTTCTGAAGGCTCGGCATTTTTCGGAGCTTTTCGGCGAATCTCGGAGCTTTTCGGAACTTCTCGGCGATTCTCGGAGCTTTTCGGCGAATCTCGGAGCTCGTCCTCGCGCACGCGCTCGGGCGCCGCGGAACCCAGGACGAACGGGGCGTCCTCGTCCGCCACAGCCTTGGTCTTGCGCGCGCGGAAGTAGCGCGCCTGGATGCCGCGGGACGTGAGCACGCCGTGCTCGCGGAACATCCCCTCGTCGAAGAGCTCAGCGTCGATGCAGGACTCGATGAAGCCGTCCAGCTCGTCGGCCGACATGCCCGCGTCCTTCGCGAGCTTGATGCGCTCGAACTTGCCGTAGCTCAGGTAGAAGCCGTCGTGGTAGACGCGCTGCATCACCAGCACCAGGCGGCCGTACGCGGCGAAGCGCGCGGCGGCGTCCCCGGCGCCCACGGTGTCCATCAGGTAGGACACCTTGGGGTCGTCGGCCATGTCGATGTCGATCGGTACGAACTCCAGCTGGCTCGCCATCTCTCTTACCTCCCCTTGTGCGCCCCGGCGAACGCGGCCGCCGCCTGGGCGTCGCGTCCCGGCAGGACGCTCGAATAGATCCTCAGCGTCGTGGCCACGTCCCTATGGCGCAGCCGCTCCTGGATGGTCCTCATGTCGTAGCCGTTCATGAGGAGCCACGTGGCGTGCGTATGGCGCAGCGTGTGCATCGTGGTGCCCTCGGGCATCCCCAGCTCGCGGGCGAGCGCCGTGAAGCGCGCCGTGACGGTGCTGGGCCTGGGGACCCGCCCGTCGGCGCGGTCGGAGAGCAGCGCCGCGTCGGGGCCGCCCGAGCGCATCCACGAGTCCTGCCACGCGATGTGCGCGCGGATGGCCTCCTCCACCTCGGGCGCGGCGGCCACGTTGCCCGCGCTGCCGCGCTTGGGGTAGCCCTGGCGGTGCAGCCGCGGCTTCTCCACCACGGTCCCGCAGACGCGCACGTCGTGCGCCCCCTCGCGCCAGTCGCGCCGCCGCAGGGCGCACGCCTCGCCGCACCGCAGGCCCTGCATGAGGGCGATGTAGCCGGCGAAGGCGGTGGTGCGCCGCACCACGTTGGCGCGGTCGGCGCCGTCCTCGGCCATGGCGTCGAGCAGCGCCGCCGTGAGCGCGTCCTGGTCCCATTCGTCGAGCGCCACCGGTTCCACGCGCTCGGGGACCGGCGCGTCGACCTCCAGCATGGGGTTGCGGCCGATGCGGCGGCTCCAGTGGCGGTAGGCGCCCGAGAGCAGCGCGTGGTCGCGGCGCAGGGTCGCGCGGCTGATCGCCGGCCGCGTGACGGTGTCGGTGAGCAGGATGCGGTAGGCGGCGGCCACCTCGTAGGGCTGCAGCTCGTCATAGGGGATCGCGCCGATGGTGGGCGCGATATGCAGCCGCACCGCCGCCATGTAGGCCGCTCGGGTGGACGGCGCGAAGTCGCGCTGCGGGTCGGCCACGTAGGCCGCGAGCATGGAGTCGAGCCTCTTGCTGGCGCCCTCCACCGCCGACGGCGCGACCGTGGCGAGCCACGCGTCCGCCTCCGCCTGGGCGCGCTCCCGCGACATTGACGCCGGCCAGCTGCGGTACGGCCTGATGGGCCTGCCGGTCAGGCGGTCGGTGCCCAGATAGGGGCGGACGAACCAGCGCCCGTCCGCCCCGCGCTCCACCTCCGTCCGGCTCACCCGCGCTCACCCGTCTCGCCGGCAGCCTCGCGGGCGCGCTCCTCCAGCCAGGCGTCCCCCTCGTCGAACGCGCCGAACCCTGCGAGCCTGAACGCCTCGATCGCGGCGAGCAGCCGCCCGGCCTCGATCGGCGACGGCTCGCCCGACCACCGGGGCGTGAAGCCGTAGGAGAGGCGCTCCGCGTGCAGCATCAGGTGCTGCGCGACCTCGTAGCGCCCGACGGGCTGGCTGGCCCTGTACGAGCCAATCTGGCACGCGAGCTCGTCGAGCTCGGAGTCCTCGAACGGAAGGCGGATCAGGGGCCCGTTCGACCGCGCCGACCTGACGCGCTCGTCGAGCTCGGCGCCGCACGCGAAGGCGTCGGCGAGCACGAACCGGAAGAGCCGCATGCCGAGCGATTCGGCGGCGGCGTGCTCGCGCGCGGCCTCTGCGGCACGGGGGTCCTCCTCGGCTTCGAGCGCGGAGTGACCCCCGGGCGCCAGGAACTGGATGCTTCCGTCCCGCATGATCGCGAGGCAGCTCCCGTCCAGTCCCCTCGCGGCCTCCTTGACCCGGGACAGCGGCTCGTACGAGAACACGTTGGCCACGTGCTCCATCCCTTCGGGAGCGTCCCCGCCCGCCTGCACCGGGATGCCCGCGTCGACGAGCCACTCCAGCTTGCGGGCAGCCTTCTGCTCGCGGTCCATGCGGGCGCGGATCGACTGCTCCTTCCAGCGCCAGCCATCCCCCGCCGACAGCACCGCCTCGCGGTCCTCCTCGGAGTCGAGCGCGTCGGCGGCGGCGAGCTGGTCGAGCGTGACCTGCCAGCCCTCCTGCACGCGGCCCGCCAGGCGCTTGGCCGCGCGCACCTGCTTGGCGCTCGCCCGGCTCGCGCGGGACACGCGCTCCTCGTCCACGCCCAGGATCAGCATCTGCTGCACGCCGCGGGCGCGCTCGGCATCGGACAGCTGCAGCTTGTCGTCGGTCGCCACCATGGCCACGAGCTCGTTGGCGGCGTCCAGGTCGCCCGCCACGAGGACGGCGACCCCGTGCCCGGGCTCGCGCTTCCACACCTCCCTGAGCGCGCGGTAGCGGCGCTCGCCGTCCACGATGCGGTACACGTTGCCGTCCCGCACCACCACGGGCGGGTTCACGGGCTCGCCGCCCGTGGCCCTGATCGAATCGGCGAGCGCGTCGATGTCGCCGAACTCGCCGCGCGGATTCGACTTGCTCGGACGGATGTCCGCCAGCGAGACAGTCTCCCTCGTGAATTCCATTGCTCCTCCTTATGCTAGATGGGCCTTCGCGTACCGCCTGCAGTCGACGCCGCCTGCGGCCACCACCTCGAGCAGGGACGCCACGTTGCGCGCGCTCAGATCGGACGGCAGCCCCAGGGGCGTCCACGTCTTGCAGCCGCCCGCACCCCCGTAGCCGTCTCCGCCCCTCACCGCGACCAGGCACCACGTGCCGTCCGGATCGCGCGCGATATAGCGCTCCTTCTTTCCCAACGCCATACGGCGCCACCTCCTCGCATCGAACCGTCCCCGGGCCGGCCCGCGCTCACCGGGCCCTCGCAAGCCGCCCCAGGGGAGTAGGGCGGCGCGTCCCTTCCTGCTCCGGGCGCCCGGAGCCGCGTCCGCGCTCGACCGCGCGCAGGGCTGTCGGGCCGGTCCGGGGGCGGCTCGCCTCATCTCATCGGAAGAGGTCGACCAGCGCGATAGCCAGCAGCGCCAGGGCGCCTACCGCCAGAGCGGCCGCCTGGACCACCATGAGTGCCGTGTCCATGCCGATACCTCCCATCTCGAACCTTCCGTCCGGCCGTCCCGTCCCGCCGATCGCCCGACCACATGCGCGGCGGGCCGAAAGGAGTGCACCCGCCTTCGGTGCGCACGTTGCGACGCCCGCACCGCGGTTTCCAAGGCGGCGCGGGCGAAGCGGGCGACCCGCGGGACGGGACCAAGCCGTCACAGCGACGCGCCCTCGACACATCCCGTAAGCAGGAGCGCGGCGACAACAAGCGCCGCGCTCAGGGCGGCCGCAGCGCGGGGGCGCTCGCGCCAGAGGGCGTCCAGCGCCTCGCAGGCGAGGAACACCGGCGCCGCCAGCATGTCGATCATCTTGACCATCCGAGACCCCTTCCTAGTTCGCCGGCAGCTCTACGACCACGTCCGGCGAGACGAGCCCGCCGCATATGACCGCCGCCAGCGGCGCCTTGACGATGCGGCCGCGGATGACGCGGTCGATGTCCTCCTTGTTTATGACCACGTGGTTCGACCCCTCGGCTGCGCCGAGCGGCCTGCACGCGGGCAGGGCGCCGGTCTTCACCAGCGACGTGATCACCTTCACGCTGCAGCGCGCGTACGCCGCCGCCTCCTCCCGCGTGAGCCACGGGGTGTTGCTCCTATCCTTGACGGCCATCGCGGCCCTCCTTCCATCTGCCAATGGGCGCGGCACCTTGCGGGCCGCTAGAATCGAATCCGACAACCGCCTGAGAAAGGGGAACCATGCCGCACGTCAACCGATCGCTCGTCAAGACCCTCAGGAAGCTCCACCCGTTCGACGGGACCGAGGACTTCATGCCGCGGGTCTACGCGCAGGAGTCCCCCGTTGAGGGGTTGGCCTGCAAGCGTCTGCTCAACGACATGGCGGACCTCGAGAGGCTGGGCATGATCCGGGTCTTCCGCCACGACGGCCGCATCCAGTGGTTCACCATCACCTCGGACGGCAGGGACTACTACTGGAACCGCGCCTACGAGCTCGCTTGCGCCATGGGCCGCGGCCTGGGCCAGCTCTTCATCGGCGCGTTCGGCGGCATGCTCGCCGCGCTCATCACGTGCCTTGCAGCCATGTGAGGAACCTGATCGCGGCGAAACCGGCGACGATGCCGATGGCGAACGCCTTCACGACGCCGAAATAGAACCGATCGCTCATGGCGACCTCCAATCGAATCGAATCCCGTCCCGTCCCGCCGGGCGCCCGACCACATGCGCGGCGCGCATAGGAGGACGCGCCATCGTGCGCACGTTGCGACCGCCGCCGGCGCGATGTGACGCCTCGGCGGAAGCGGGCGCCCCGCGGGGCGGGACGGGCGCTCACCGCGAGCGATCCTCGGCCCAGAGCGCGCCGAGGTTCCCACCGGAGCAGAACAGCGCCCCGAGGAGCAGCGCGCCCCTCGCCGGCTCGGACACTCCCGGCATGAATGCCGCCGCGTACAGGACGACGCATCCGATGAGGAGCGCCGTCGCGATGCGCGCCATCTAGGCCACCGTCCCGCGCTCGGCAGGCGCTTGCGGGCTCACGAGGTCGTTGACCGTGCAGCCCAGCGCCTCGGCGATGCGGATGGCGTTCTCCAGGCTCGGACAGCTCGCCTCGCGCTCGTAGTTGGCGATGCTCACGACATTCAGCCCGCAGCGGTCCGCAAGGTCCGCCTGGGACATGTGCGCCCGGCCCCGCTCGGCGCGGATGCCGGACGCGATGCGCTTCTTGTAGTCCATATCTCCTCCTCTTCGTCTTTGAGCGACCAATAAGCCATTGGCTTTAGTCAATGGCTTTCCTAGAATCCTTGGGGTTCCCCAAGGATTGAAGCCGCTGCCTCAATAATGGATAACATATTGCGTGTTCCGATTTCCATAATAGATAATATCTTATCCATGTCAATAGATAATAGATAATACTTTGCGTATTCTTCTAGTTGGATATAGAATCATCTTGCTTACAGAAGGAGGCGAACGATGGAATTGCAGCTAAGGAAGATCAGGAGAGCGCGAAAGATAACCCAACAAGGCCTAGCTGACGCGCTAGGCCTGCATATCAAAACTATTGGCAACTGGGAAAGCGGAAAGACCATGCTGGGCCTCGATGACGCCTGCCGTGTCTGCGACGCGCTCGGGTGCACGCCGAACGATCTGTGCGGGTGGTACATCGACCATCCCGAGGACCGCCCCGCGCCCCCGGGAGACGCCGCGCCCTTCGCCGACCCATACCAGGCCGAGCTCCACGAGTGCTACGAGGCGAGCACTCCCGAGGGCAGGTCGGTCATCCTCGGAACGGCTCGCGGCCAGCGCGAGCTCTCTTTAAAGGCATCCGAACGTGGTGAGCCTCAAGCCGAGGGCGTCGTGAGCGAGGCGGTATAGAGCGGTGCCATCCCCCCCCATGCCGGAGATTCCGCGCGGGCGACGACTGCGCCATCCTCCTCGGTATGACCACTTATCGACGCTCTGCGAACAATGATGTTGTCATTATTTAGCGTAACGCTAAACTCTAGGAGGTGACATGGGAAGAGAAAGGAGAAGGCCGACCTACTCCCTCGCGACAGCGAAGGCGCTTGCCGCCAGCGGGGAAATCAGCATGAACCGCCGGATCAGAACCTTCGTTAAGAACAGGACCGATTGGGTCAACGCAAGCGATTTCATCCGAAAACTCTTTGAAGCTGCGGATGAAGCCCACTTCTCGAAATCGATGGACCTCGACATCATTCCGGGGACCTGGGCGGACGTCTACAAGATCCCGTTCGACGGCGAGACCTGGTATGTGAAGTTTTTCATAGAGGGAGATGCCGTGAGGCTAAACGTCCTTTCGGCTAATTGGGACGGCTACATTCATTAGGAGGAGACATGCTCTGCATGGAATGCGGGCACGAGCTCGAAAGAGTCTGCGGGCCCATGACCGAGACCTATAGGGGTCGCGAGTACACGGTCGACGGCATCGTGAGGGACGTCTGCCCGGCCTGCGGGGAGTACGAGATAAGCGCGGAGGAATCAGATAAGCTCGACCGGGCGATCGATGAGGCGTACAGGCGGGACGAGGGCCTGCTGGCACCGAGCGAGATCAAGGCTCTGCGAAAATCCCTTAACCTGAACCAGAAGGAATTCGAGTCGCTCCTCGGCGTTTCGTCTCCGACCTGCAGCAGGTGGGAAACCGGGTCGATGGTGCAATCCCATACCGCGGATAAGCTTATGAGGGTATTCCTCGATCACCCTGAGTACGCGGTCGAGGTCCTCGAGCCGAGCCGCATGGTTGCGACTTCCTCCAAGCCGATCACCCTACCGAAGCGCCAAGAGCAATGGGGCAGCGGCAATGCGCCGATACGCGGAAAGTTCAACGTCGTTCCTGGAGGTAAGGCAGCATGACCAGCGACTTCTTCGCACCCATCAACATGTCCGGCCCCTATTTCAACGAATGCGATTTGTTCGTGAGGCGGGGGACGCCCGAGGGCGAGCTGTCGCTCGATCTCGATCTCGAGATACCGACCGAACGCGAATATCTCGAGGAGGACGGGCTTCTCGTCCTGCCGCATGAGTTGAAGGTCCGAGTATCCCTGGCCGAGCACCCCGACGACGGTGAACCCCGGGAGGCGATGCACGCCAACCTCTCTATGGGCGGAACCGTCTCGACGCCGGTGGACGCGAATGTGAGCCGCGACGGGCTCGAGACCTACCTGCTCTTCAACGGCATCTCGCTCTTCTATTCGTCCGCTAGGTCGTATATCGAAATGCTGACTGCGCAATCGCCGATGGGTAGGTTCACCATCCCGCCGATCGATCCCAAGAAATACCTCGATATGGCGAGGGGCGGCGACGCGGAGGCGTAGCCGTGGCCCCCCAATCGGGCAGATTGTAATGATTTCTTGACGCGCAGCGCTGTTGCGCTATAGTTGGCGGCGTGAAGAGGTGCGGAGCCGGTAAGTCCGTCCGCACTCGAGAAAAGCCGCCTTCCAGGGCGGCTTTTCTCGTTTAAGGGGGATTAGTGGACAAGCCCTTCCGAACCATTGACCAGCAGACAACCCTACTCGAGAATCGGGGCGTCTCCTTCATTGGTTGAGACGAAGCAAGGCAATAGATTTGCACACAGCGAAGGAGCGACATCATGACAGACGACGCGCTGGATGCAGAGATCATCCTCTACCAGTCAGAGGGGTCAAACGTGCCCGTCGAGGTCAGGTACCAGGACGAGACCATGTGGATGCCTCAGGCACAGATAGCCGAGCTATTCGATACGAGCCAGCAGAACGTGAGCCTGCACCTCAAGAATATCTACGAGACGGGCGAGCTCGACGAGGCGGCAACTTACAAGAAAATCTTGTTAGTTCGGCAAGAGGGAAGCAGGACGGTGAACAGGCAGGTCGGATGCTATAGCCTCGACGCGATCATCGCGGTCGGCTACCGCGTGAATTCACTAAGGGCCACCAGGTTCCGCCAATGGGCGACCGCCACCCTGCGCGAGTACATCACCAAGGGATTCGTTCTCAACGACGACATGCTCGCCAACGGCCGTCCGTTCGGTAGGGACTATTTCGACGAGCTGCTCGCGCGCATCCGCGACATCCGCGCGAGCGAACGGCGCGTATACCAGAAGATCACGGACATCTTCCAGGAGTGCACCTACGATTACGACAGGAACAGCGAGGTCGCGCACCGGTTCTACGCGACGGTGCAGAACAAGCTCCATTACGCCGTGACGGGGCACACGGCAGCCGAAATCGTCCAAGAGCGCTCCGATCCGTCCAAGCCGCACATGGGCCTCACCTCATGGAAGGGCGGTCCGGAGGGGCGCATCCACTCCAGCGACGTGACCGTCGCGAAGAACTATCTGACCGAGGACGAGATACGCGAGCTCAACAGGTTGGTCAACATGTTCCTCGATACGGCAGAGGATCGCGCGGAGCGCCATCTGCTCACCAGTATGGAGGACTGCGAGGAGCTGCTGGACGGGTTCCTCACGTTCAGCGGGCGCGATGTCCTCAAGGGCTTGGGGAACCGCAACAAGAAGACGGCGGACAAGCTCGCAAAGGAGCGGTTCGCCGAATTCCAGCGCATCCAGGATGCCACCTATGAGAACGACTTCGAGAAGATGGCGAAGGGGAAGCTTGGATCAGGACGCTAGGGCATCGTACAACAGATGTGTCCCACCAATTGATTTGTGGGACACCGTTCTGGCCACATGTCACACGACGCCCCGCTCCCCCACATGCTTGGCGGCGGAGGGGAACGGGGCGCGAACATCCCCACGAAAGGGGGCGCATTAGATTATGGCACAGCAGCCCAAGCGCAAGATCGGGAGCATCGAGCCCGCCGGCCCCGGCGTCTGGCGCGTCCGCGTCTCACGCGGCAGCAGGAGCGACGGGAGCAGGCGCACGGTCAACGAGACCGTGTACGGCACCTACGAGGACGCCGACATAGCATGCGCGCGCATCGCGTCCGAGATGGGCGCCACGGTCTCCTACGGGGACAGCCTGACCCTGTCGCAGTACTACCATGGCATCTTCCGCCTGGCACCATCCAACCGCGGCACCAAGCGGTCGAACGTGACCCTCAAGGGCTACGACTCGCAGATGGAGCGGTTCGTCCTGCCGCTGATCGGGGACAAGCCCATATCGTCCATCAAGCACTCGGACATCAAGCAGGCGGTGCTCTCGTCCACCTCCCCGAGCAAGTGCAAGACGGTCTTGCGGGCAGTGATGCGCGCGGCCTACGACGACGACCTCGTTCCGGAGATGCCCATGACGCGGCGCATCGTGACCCCGCAGAGGCACCGCGAGCAGATCAGGCCGTGGGACGCCATGGAGGCGGCGAGGGCACTCGCGGCGCTGCAGGGCAGCGGGGCACCGGAGGTCATCTGCATCCTGGGGCTCTCGGGCTTCCGTTACGAGGAGGTCCTGGGCATCGCGCCCTGCAACATCCAGGCGCAGCAGACGTTCGACATAGGCACCGGCGAGACGCTCACCTCCCTCACCGCCACCATCACGCAGACGTACACGGACGAGGACGGCCTCAAGAGCAAGGCCAAGACCGACTTTTCGATGCGCTCCATGCCGGTGCTCGTCCAGGGCCGCGAGCGGCTGCTGCAGATTATCGCCGAGGGCAGGCCGGGCGATCCCGCCGACGTGGCGGAGTGGGCAGCGACCAGGCTCGTGCCTTACACCTCCGACAAAGCGCGCAAGCTGTGGCGCTCGGCGGTCGAGGGTGCCGGACTGCGCTACATCCCGCCCGACATGCTGCGCCATACCTCCGAGACGCTCATGCAGGCCGCGAGCCTGCCCGACACGCTCGTGAGCCGCCTCCATGGCCATACCGACCTCAAGACGGACTACAAGCACTACCTGCGCCCCGATGCCTCCGCCGCGGAGCGCGCGGCGCGCGAGGTCCACAAGATCATGCCGGCGGGCGACCTTTAG